TTATTTTTTACAAATATTTTTATAAAATAAACTTGTAAACATATAATAAAATATAAATTTTTATTCAAGAAATAGATGGCAAAAAATTTAGTATCACAAAAGTATCATTTTTTGGCTTTTTTAGTATCATTTTAGTATCACAAATTGACTGATTTTGCTTATTTTAGTATCATTTTGTGATACTCGAGTATCACAAAAGTATCACAAATTTGTGAAGATTTTTGACAAAAACGCTGATCCTGCAATTTTTTTTTAAATTTTTTTTTGCAAAAAGTGCACTTTTTAAAAAAAAATTTGCTTTTCTCTTAATAGATAAGTCGGATGACTCAAACGCACTTTTTTCTAAATTTTCCTCTAAAAAGTGCAATTTTGTCTAAATTTTTGCATTTTTTGCCATTTTTTCTAGATTTTTGGCATTTTGCGGATTTTTCCTCCGGAAAAAAATCGCGTTTTGGCCCTTTTTTTCTAAGAGCTAAAGATTTTCGGAAAAATTTTCGGGAGGTAAAATTAAAAAAATTTTTAAAATTTCATTTTTAGGGTACAGTTTTTTCTACTTTTTCCTAAAAAAAAGTAACACAGATTTTTTTTTCAGTAAATTTTTTTAGCGTGTTTTGGATTTTTTTAACATTTTTATTTGATTATTTTTATTTACTAATTTTTTATATTGTTAATCTTTGGTCACAAGTTAAAAATTATATAAATTACAAATTTTATAACGTTCGTATTTGATTATTTTTCTAGAATCAATGATTGTAGTGTTAATCTTTGGTAAATTATAAAAAAATGATAAAAATTTGCTACAAAATGTATAATTATACTTTGAATATTTGATAAAATAATTTATATATTTTTTTTATTGTTGAGCTTTGTTAAAAATCACTTTTTTTCTAGTAAAAATTTAATAAACTCGTGAAGAGATAAAAATATTGAGATTCTATTTTCTTATTCGGAAAAACGAATGAAAACGAATAAAAAACGAATGAAAACGAATGAATTTAAAATATATAATATATATTAAATATTAATAATGGTACATTATATTTGCCCAAGATGTGGATTTGATACAAAATTAAGAGCTAATATGAAGCGTCATTTATCTAGAAAAATAAAATGCCAAATTACATTGCAAAATATTTCTATAAAAGAATGTTTTAATACTATTTTAAATGAAGAATACAACGATGAAAATATTACTATCCCGAAAGTATCATTAAGTATCCCTTTAGTATCACAAACTGATATTAATAATGAGAAAAAGAAAATTTATGAAAAAACCCAAATCAAAAATGAAAAAAATCAATATCAGGATGAAACGATTGAATGTATTTATTGTGGAAAGGCATTTTCTAAAAAGAATAATTATTATCGTCATGTAAAACATTATTGTAAAAATAAAAAATCAGATGAAGATTATGCATTAAAAGATAGAGAAATAGAGTTATTAAAAAAGGAAAATGAAATTTTAAAAAATACAACTAAGATTCAAAATATTCAAAATATTCAAAATATTCAAAACAATAATATTATAATCAATGCATTTGGTAAAGAAAATTTAGATTATATTAAAAAAGAATTTATACACGAATTGATTAGAGATGGTCCCTATGCAAGTGTTCAAAAATTAATAAAATATATTCATTTTAATCCACACCATAAAGAGAATCACAATGTAAAAATACCAAATAAACGGGATAAATTTGGTATGATATTTGATGGAGAAAAATGGCAGATTAAAAATAAACAAAATATGATAAATGCAATGGCTGGATATGCGTATGATATTATTGCGGATCATTGTGAAGGTATGAATAATAAAAAATATGAGAAGTTTTGTGAAGATTTTGAAAATAGAGAAGTAAATTGTATTAAACGTATTAATTTAGATACAGAATTAGTTATATTAAATGGCCAAAAAGAAATAGGATTAAATTAGAAATTGAAAATGTGTCTCGTAAAACAAAAAATTTTACTTTGTAAAATTTTATTCTTTATGAAATAAAATATAATCTCAATAATCATTAATGGAAACGTATCCAATAGAAAAATTTCTTCTTTTTGATAAAATAAAACCATATGATTATAGTTCTGTTGCAAATAAACTAGAAAAATATTATAAAACTACAAATGTAGATATTTTTAATAAACTAGTTAATTTATCAAAAACTATTGAAAAAAATAAAATTATTTTTGACCCCAATGAAAATATTTCTTTATTATTATCTTATTACGTTCAATGTAGGCCTGACGTGAAGATTTCAATTTCTACTAATATTATTAACAATAGATTTTTGTATAGTATTACTCATCAAAAAAGAAAAATTTATGCGGTAAAACCTATTAGGTTACTATACAGAGAAGCAATATCATTTTTTTATCAAATATATTTTTTGAGAAATAATTTTAAATCATTTGGGGATTTGCAAACATTTGTGAATAATCTTTATTTGAGAAAGAGTGATATGTATTTTGTAATAGTAATTTATGAGGGCGTAGATATTGATATAAAAAATAGTTATTCATTTAATAGTGAAACTTTTCAAGAAACTATTGAATTAACAAAATTTGTTTTTAATAAAAATTCAATGGAAAACTTAAATAATATTTTTGTGCGTAACTATTTTAATCCAAAATTTCAAGGGTGTTTTGATTATTTAAAATTTTTTAAAAAATATATTATTGAAAATGTACTACCCATTGATAGAGAAAGAATTATGATATATAGTAGCGCTATTCTTTTTGTTTTTGGTATTAGACCTTGCCAAGATTTAGATGTATATATTAATTGGCTACCTTTAAAGGGTCAAAATAAAGATTTTGCAAATAAATTAATTAAATTAGTAAACGCAAATAATAAATTCAGTTTTATTGACATGGCGTTTAAAGAACAAGGTGAATGGGTAAAAGGTGGTAAAAAAGAATATTTGGACGAGTGGTTTTTAATAGATTGGCCTAACTTATTTGGTGCAAAAGATATGCAAGAAGTGGTTTTTAATCCAATATTTAATTTTCAATTTATGGGACTCAAATTCTTATCTTTGAATGGTGATATTGCAAGAAGAAAATGCAGAAGTAGACCAGCTAGTTATGCTGATTTAATTGCTATAAACTATTATTTAAAAATGAATGTAGATATACCGCAGCTGCCTTTAGAATATTATAAAGTACCTGGTAGTGGAAAAAAGGAAAAATTGGATACATTAAAAAAAATGATTCAATTTTATAAAACGATTCAATTTAAATTACTTGATAGATTTGGTCTTAAATTTAATGTTGATAAAATTATTAGTTTTGTTCCCCCTAATTCTGAATTAAAACATTTATTGAAATAAAAAAAATTTCTAATCATTTTTATATGATTAGAAGTAGATTTAATTTTCTAAAAAAAATTTCATCGGTGCGTTCATTACACCACCAATCTGTTGCTACTTCAAAACAATACCTGTTTTCTAAACAAGCTTGTGATTTCGTTGAAAAATTGAGTAATAATCATAGCGAACAGCATAAAAAATTACTTAGCCAAAGAAAAGATAAATTATCATTGATTAAGAACTCCAAATTTTCTTATGGATTTCGTAAAGACACCAAACAAATTAGAGAAGATTTATATTGGTCGGCAAATACTTTACCAAGCAAACTTCTTAATCGTAATGTAGAAATTACTGGTCCTGGAAATGATGCAAAAATGGTAATAAATGCATTCAACTCCGGGGCAAATTGTTATATGGTTGATCTTGAAGATTCAATGTCACCATCTTGGTCAAATGTTGTAAATGGTATGGATAATATATATAATGCAATGAGAGGTACTCTCCAATTTCAAAAGGGTGAAAAACTTTATCAAATAAAACCTATTGATGAAATAGCAGTTCCTCATGTAAGAGTAAGAGGTCTTCACCTTATTGAGAAAAATGTAACCGATAATTATAATCAACCTATATCTGGCACTATTTTTGATTTTGGTATGCATCTATTTCATAACGCTCACCTATTAAACGCTCATAATCTTGGTCCCTTTATGTATATGCCTAAATTAGAATCATATGAGGAGGCAATGTTAGTAAATGGTATTTTAAACGATGCCGAGGATATGTTAAACTTACCAAGAGGCACTATTAAAGTAACATGTTTAATTGAAACGTTCCCAGCAATTTTTCAAACTGAAGAAATTATATATGCATTAAAGGAGCATATTGTTGGTTTAAATTGTGGAAGATGGGATTATATTGCCCACTATATTAAATCCAATATTAGCGATACTAATCGTATCTTATCTGATAGAAGTTTACAAACTATGGATAGAGAATATTTGACAAATTATGTAAAACAGATAGTTAAAAGTTGCCATCAAAGAGGTATATCTGCAATGGGTGGTATGTCTGCGTTTATCCCTTCTGGAAATGCAGAAGAAACTGAAGCTATTTTAGAAAAGGTTAAAAAGGATAAAGAATTTGAAATTAGTTTGGGTTGTGATGGTGCATGGGTTGCACACCCTGGATTGATTAAACCAATACGTGAACTTTTTGAAAATAGTTTTTCAGATGAAACAAATCAAATAAAAACAAAGCAATACCCTAATTTGAATTTAACAAATGATGATTTAAGTGTACCTCCAAGTGAAATAAAAGGGATTTACTCTTTAAAAGAATTGAGAAATAATATTTCAGTATCTCTTCAATATATTGCTGCATGGCTTGCTGGAAATGGTGCAGCTGCAATAAATGGTTTAATGGAAGACCTTGCTACTTCTGAAATATCTTCTTTCCAAACTAAATCCTGGTTAAACCATAATGTACCTATAAAGAGAGGAGAAGCAGATTTTTTACTTTTTTCTCAAAAATTATTTAATGACGTTTTAAAGGAAGAATATGAAAATTTATTGCGTGAAAATCAAGTACCCTATGCTAATGAAAAGCTGTCAATTGCAAAGAATATTTTTTACGAATATATAGTGAATGATTATCAATTTATTCCGGATGTAGCTTATGATTATTTGCGCACAGATAAAAAATTCCGCGGTATTAAATTCTCTTCAAATGAATTAAATACTCTCTCTGGCTCTAAAAATTTAACTGGTATTGAACTTACTAAATATCGTGGCGAATTTTTAAATAAATACTTAAATACTCCCAGAGAAGATGGATACTCCCCTTATTATAAATTTTTAGGTGCATCAACTGGTATTAGTGCAGTAAATATCGTTGCAGGTGGAGGAGGTCACGTTGGTCCATACTCCGGAGGATGGCAAGCAAATGCTATGAAAAATCGTTTATTAGAAACTTTACCCGATACTTTGCATGTTTCTCCCGAAGAACCTGCTATTTGCGCTGCTGAATTTAACAATCATTTAATAAGAGCAGATAAAATTCAAGAAAATGAAATAAATATGCAAGGAAAAGATATTGAACGCAATAATTATTATGATTTAGCTGTTTTGGCTGATTTAGAGCAAGGTTGGAGTGTACCAGAAAAGGTTAGGATTGCAACTAAGAAAGCTATTGAAAATGGTATTAATGTAATACATATAGAGGACCAGGGTATTAAAAAAAGATGTGGTCATCTTGGTGATAAAGAATTAGCAACTTTTGATGATTATACTATAATAATGCGTTCGGCTAATTTAGCAGCACAAGAATTATTAGGAGCATCTCAAGCGGATGAACAATGGGTACGTTTTGTAGCCAGAACAGATGCATTATCTGCTAAAAGAATAATGTTCTCACAAAAATTATATTCTCCTCTTCATATTGATCATGAATTTGTAGATTGGGATAATGCTATTACTCCTGATGGGAAATATTTATATTTGAAACAAGGAACTAACCCGAATACCGGAAATAGCTGGGGACTTGATATGTCAATAAAAAGAGGTATAGAAATAGTAAGACTCGGATTAGCATCACACATTTGGATGGAAACCCCAGATGCTGATTTATCGGTTGCTAAAACATATATGGAAGAAGTGAATAAAGGTTTGGCTAAATATGGATTAAAAGCACGGGGATTGTATAATCATTCCCCGTCATTTGATTGGGATGTTAAATTTTATGCAGAGGCAAAAATATTGGTGGATAAATTACTTGCTATTACAGAAAATAATAGAAGACCAAATGAGCTTGCAATATTATATAAGGATTGGCTCTTGCAAAATGGCAATGAAGTTATTGGCGACCATCTTTTTACCCAAGATTCTCTCTATAAATTAGCACTTAATGCACATGACTATGTTTTAACTTCAAGTGAAAGAAAAACTCAGTTAAGAAAATTATCAAATATTTTAGAAGAAGAAAAAGGAATTATTTCAAAAGAGATGAGAGATGTTCTTGAATTATATAGTAGCGAACAAGAAAAACCATACAAAAATATGTGCGACGAAGTCGTCAGACATCGTCTAACTATTTTTGAGCCCTTACTATCCAATTATGGTTTTGATTTACATCTTATTACCTTGCCTGAATTTCATGTAATTGCTCATAACATGCATGAATTATCTAGAGACTTTAATAAGGAAGGTATTAATGCATTTGTAAGACATGCGCAAAGACCGGAAAGAGTAAAATATGAACGTGATAATTCATTTACTTATTATAAACATCAAACTGCAACTGGAACTGGATTAGAAGCCCAATTTAATAAATTAGTAGGTTCATCTGATGTAAACACTCTTTCTGAATCAACTGAAGCAGATGATTTAGCTAAAAGAACTTAATTTATTTTGTTAATTTTTTCTTCCGACTTTTTTTTGCGGTGATAGTAATAACCTATTCCTATGGCTGCGAGTGGTATTAAATTTACCATCCAACACCAAAATGATTTCCATTGCAAGCTATTTTTCCCTGAAATTACTATACTAATAAATAACGAAAAATAAAATAAGAAGGCATAAATACCACCTTCTGTTCTATTACTCATATAAAATAATATTAGACCAGAACCATAATATAAAATTACTCCTAATATCTTCAATATTTGTGGCATATTACCAAAAATTTTTGAATGATCCCATATTAAATGTCCTGGTTCACCTATTGCCGATTTACTACAGAGTTTTCCTTTAAAAAATAATGATCTTATTATTGCCCCACCAAAAAATAGTATAAATAAAATCATGATATTTTTTAAAACTTTTTTATCAATGTTCAAATCTCCTAAATAGTACCCGCCAATAATTAAAGATAATGGTTCAATTAATAAAACAAACATTCCAAATAATGTTGCATAATGATTTATTTTTCCACATTTTTGGTCAAACCACATAAAATATTCTGCTATCTGCATTAAACTTGCAGTTATAAATATTGTAGCAATCCATCTATCATTTGGATAATTTCTTATTATCAAAAATATTGAACATGCTAATGAAAAAAAGAAAATTGATAAGGACGAGGTTTTATTATAACACATATTATTTTATAGAAAATAGTTTATCCTAACAAAATCCCATTTTTACTATAAAATATTTTACTAATGACGGAAAAAAGTAATAACAAAAATTTATAAATCCTAACATTTTTGGATAAATATTCACTTCTCTTTTTCCAATCATTTTATCTATAATATAATCAGCTGTCTCTTCCAACTCCAATATTGGAATACTTTTTGAAATCAAAGGCATACGATTATCACATTCTTTATTGTTTTGAAAATAACTACTATTCACTTTTCCTAAAATATTTTCCTGAACTACCAGGTTTTTTCCATAATAATCCATTCGCAAAGATTCTGCAAAACCATGCATACCAAAACGACTTGCTGCATATATAGTGCAACTCATCCATGGTTGTATTACTACCGGTGAATTAATAAATATAATTTTTTTTTCTTTTATACCATCCCAACCATCTAAAAATTCTTTTGTAGTCCATATTGATGACATCATTGGCGCTCCAATGCCAGTTTCAATTTCCGTTTTATTCATCTCTGTAATATATTTCCAATTTCCTGAACCTGCACTATGAATAATTATATCCGCAGTATTTGTATGTTGAAATATATCAGAAAATGTATTTTTGACATCATAATTATTACTTGTATCACACCCATAAAAATACCTATTTTCAACTTTTTTATTTGTGAAACTTCTTGCTAATAAAAAAAGTTTGACATCATATTTTTTTAATTTTTCCTGCAAACATTTTCCGATTCCACTACTTGCTCCAGTTATAATTATACTTTTACCTCTAAAAAAATCAATATATCTTTCTTCCCTACTTTTCCAAAAATTTTTAAACATTTATTATAGTATAATGTTGTTCTTAAATTACATTTTCATACTTTTCCACATTTTTCTCATAATATATATTCCACGGATACTTACTAGAATCATCTTCCACCAATAAGGTATATAAAACCAATTCGTGACCAAATGGGCGTGTAGTATCATAATAATATTCCAATGTACTTTTCTCTACATTAAAACCATCATATCCTACTATGTTTAGATTATACCCATTCTTTATCATTTCTTTTAGCTTGAGGTAGTTACTATCTTCTTTTGCCAATATCTCATAGAAATGACAATAGAAATACCTACAATCAAGATAATTGTAACGATGTTCATTTCCATCTTTGTCGTAATACATTGAAAATTCTGGAATATTTACATTATTATTATATTTTAGCAAAGTTTGACGTTCGTGTTTATGACGAAATGGTGTCGTACTATTATATGCATCAATTCTCGCTTGTAAATATTGTGGTAGTATATTTCCATTTTTATCCATTTCAAATTTCCAAAACTTAGCAAATTGATGATAATTTTCAATATTTTTCGCAGGAGGTAGATTGGGCATTTGGTGTTCTACTGGTCCCATACTTTTTGGGGACAATGATTTACATCCAAAACCATCCTTCCTATTTTCATGTTTGTAATTTGGAAAAACATTCAAATATCCTTTGAAATATTCAGGACTTTTCATCATCCTCAATTTTGATACTTTTACATTACCCTTTTTTCCTTCTTCTCTGTTTTGTTTAGCTTGCTCATCTATTTCTAATTTCCTATTTTGCATTTCTTGTTCATCATTATATTTTTTATCTGGATTTATTGGTAATTTTTCTCTATTACTATCTTTTTTGCTATGGACACCACATAATAGTTTTCCATTACTATAAAAATAGGCAGAATTGTTGCAGTTCTTTTTACTACTTTTTACCATTTCTTCGCATGTTTGTTCTCCATAATAGGATTGCATACCAAATCATATTTTTTTGAATATTTTTAATTCAATTTTTATCATATATCATTGGATTCTTCAATATTTAATTATATACTTTTGCAATACATTTTGTCTATTTCTAACATACTTATTTGTTAAATATAGTTGCTTTAGGAAAAAATAATTTCTAATAAAAAAATAATGTTATTTAAAAATTTGGTGGGAGATTTTATTTCAAAAAATAAGGGAACTTTTATACTATATCTTATTTTAGTACTATTAACATTTCCAACAGAATCCGTTTTTCTGCCTCAATTATATGGTAAATTATTTGCAAGTGTTAGAAAAACTAAATCAATGAGGGGTGGAGGTGCTTTTAAGAAGATTTCAAAATTTTTAAGCTCCCTTTCCACAAAATATTTAATAATATTAATAATTGCAATTTGGATAGTTGTTGTCATATGTTATTATTTTAAACATGAGCAAGAGTCAAAAATAGTACCAAACTATCTTTCATTTGTTAGAAAAATAATTTTTACAAAGACTATTGAAAATCATGCGGATAATTATCAAGATATTAAGGTTGGAAAACATATTTCTCGTATTTTAGATGTCTCTAGGAATATGCGAGATTGCACAGTCTTTGTTTTAGAATCATTAATACCTCTTGCTGTTGCAATACTCTTAGTTAATATATATTTTATGGTTTCAAATTGGAAGATAGGTACTATTTCTATAATTGGTATTTTCGTCACTATTTTAGTGTTAGTTATTTTTGGAAAACGTTCTGTAAAAGCTTCAAAGGAAAGAGAAGAGGTGTATTTAGAAATGAGTGAAAAAATAAATGACAGCTTCGGAAATTTAATGAATGTTTACTTAAATAATCAAAATGATGTTGAAATTAAGAAAAATAAAGAGTTAGAACAAACACATACTGACTTATATATTAAACAATTAAACACTACTAGAAGTTTAGTATTTGGTTTATCTGCTGTATCTATTATTACCTTCTCTTGCATCCTTTTCTTAAACTATATATTGTATAGAAGAGGAGACCTATCTGGACCACAATTTATAACTATTACCATCGTACTTATTTACTACTTAGGATATACCATGAAAGTATCTGGTGAATTACCCCATTTCCTCAATAAGCTTGGAATTATTAAAAATTCAGAACCATTTTTAACAGCAATATTTGATAAAAAGAAGGAAAGGACAAAGAAGGACTTTATTAAAGATGGTGGAATTAAATTTACAGATTTAAGTTTCAAATATAATCCAAAGGATAAAGAATTGTTGTTAGATAATTTTAACTTTGAAGTTAAACCAAATGAAAAAGTTGCAATCGTTGGGTCATCGGGTTCTGGTAAAACAACTTTGATGAAATTGATGTTGGCAATGCATCCTATTCAAAGTGGTGACATTTTGATAGATGATGTTAGTATATTAACATCTGACCTAACATATTTACGTAATAATATCAACTATGTAAATCAAAGGACTATACTTTTTAATGAAAATATTATTGAGAATATTAAGTATGGTAATAATGTAAGCGACCAAGAAGTAAAAGATTTAATAAGGAAATATCAATTGGGTACTATTTATCAAGAATTAAAGAATGGATTAATGTCTCCAGCTGGAGTGCATGGTGGAAATTTATCTTTAGGTATGCAAAAAGTTACTATGATATTACGTGGTATATTTAAAAAAGGTAAGATAGTAATATTTGACGAACCATTATCTGGATTAGATCCTAAAACACGTATTAAAATAATTAATTTAATAAGAAATGAATGTAAGGGTAAAACAGTTATAGTAATTACTCATGACAAAGAGATTATTCCATATATGGATAAATCGGTGGATATTAATCAACTTAAGCTAAAACAGAAAACTGATAAAATAAAGGATGAAATAGACCCTCAATTCAATAGAAGTTAAATTATTTTATAAAGTAGAAAATTTGTTTTTTTCAATTTGAATAAAACAAAACAATTATTCCTTGTATAATTTTTCAATATCTTCGCTGAATTTTTCATAAACCTTTGCTCTTTTAATTTTCATAGTAGGTGTCATACAGCCATTTTCAATACTTAAATCCTCATTTAGAATAGTATATTTCTGAATTTTTTGAGCGTTTGAAATTGGATTTGCATTATATGTGTCAATTGCTTTCTGAATATAATTTTTCCATAAGTCTGATATTTGAGCAGTGGGCAAAGTTTTAGCCGTTGGATCAACATCTTTATTTAATAATTCGTTACTATTTTCCTTTGTTGCTATTGTGACTAAACAAGTTAAATATTTCATTCTATCGCCAATTACGATAACTTGGCTTAGAGCAGGCGCATTTTCTTTGATTCTTTCTTCAATCTTAACTGGTGCAACATTTTCTCCCCCAGCAGTAATAAGTAATTCTTTCTTTCTACCAGTAATATAAAGATAACCATCTCTTACTTCACCAATATCACCAGTATGTAACCAACCATCTTCTAAGGTTTCTTCTGTTGCTTTCTGATTATCTTTGTATTCTTTAAAAACACACTTACTCTGATAAAGGATTTCGCCATCTTCTGCTATTTTTACTTGACCAATTAATGCCTTACCTGCTGAACCCCATCTATAATGTCTTGGTAAAGAAGCGGTAATAACACCGGTTGTTTCGCTCATACCATATAATTCGTTAATAACTATATCAATTGATGCAAAATATTCCATGATATCAACAGAAATTGGTGCAGCACCAGTCATAAAATATTTACATTCGTTAAAACCAAGCTCTTTTTTAATTTTTCCGAAAAATACTTTTCCAAGGGTATTGTATACTAATTTTTCTTTGAAAGTTCCCGCCAAGTTGCGTTGACTTTTAACGTGAATACTTTTTGTGTTGTCTTTGGCACATTGCACTATTGATTTTAAGATTCCACCAAGAGTTCCCTTGTATTTTTCATCTGCTTTTTTTAACATTGCCTCGCGCATTTTTTCCCAAACACGAGGTACGCCGAAAAACATCGTTGGCTTTGCAACTACAAGAGTATCCTTCAAACTTCCTCTTAGTGCATCCGGTTTTGCAAAGAAAATTGTTCCTTGGTGATAAATATGGCAAAAAATGTCAATCATACTTGCGGCAATATGTGAAAGGGGGAGATAGGAGACAACTCTTTCGTTTTTGAGTTGATAGATATTACACATTCTTTCAGCGGTATATGAGACGTTTTCATGAGTAATAGTTACTGCTTTGGAAAGACCTGTTGTACCGCTTGTAAAAATATAACATAATGGATTATTATCCTTTATTTCTGGTGTTTTGTAATTGAATTTTTTATATTTTATTAAAAAGTCAGATATGTTAAATAAGGGAATGTCTTGATATACATCAAATTCTGTAGTATCATCATATATTAAAATAAGCTTGAGTTTTCTATTAAGTTTTATTTTGTCTAATAATTTAATGCTCTCTATTACTAAGACCGATGCATTCGTAAGGAATAAATTGTGTTCAACTTCTTCTGGACCATTTGTTGGATAAATACCCGTAAATGGCGAACCATATACAGCAGAACCAATTGCAGAAACATGCCAATAATAGTTGTTAAATCCCATAATGGCAATTGTTTCATCTGTCTTAACCTCGTAATGTTGTAATCCATTCGCAAAACTTGCAGTATCTGTAAAATATTTTGTCCAATCAATTCCCTTATTATCGGCGGTGACGTGGGATATTTTACTTGATTTTTGTACCAAGACTTTCTTAAAGCATTCTAAAAAATGCGTATTGGGCATATTTTTTTAGTAATATTTTTTTTTTGAAAAAATAAACGAAAAAAATTGAAACATTATACACAAGAGTATTTTTTATATATTAAACTATGTCTTAAAAAAATTTTACTATGTAAAATTTTCTGCTTTATGACATGAGTACGATACAAGATTTGCTTTATTCCGCATGTGAGAATGGTAATTGGGATACAATTCAAACTCTAGTAAATCATGGTGCTTCATTGCGCGATGTATTTTATTTCAGCGTTGAAGCCGGAAATATCTTGAATGTTCAGCGAGTATTCAAAATGTCGGGTTTGACTGGAGAATTGATTGATGAGTGTTATGAATTGGCACGATATGATGACGATACTGAGATGATGAATTACTTGAAAACCATTGGTGCAAAACCAATGAATAAAAAGCAATTCAATTTACTTAAGAGGAGAAGGTAATACGACCTTTTTTATCTCGTAAAAAATTGAAAATAAAATTTTTTGTACTTATTTAATTTATACACTTTTAATGGCCCTGAATACCACACGAAATTTTGAGATTTTGGGTAGGCAAATACCTATCCATATTCGGAAATACGATAATGGATTTGGTCTATGCAGAGTTGCAAGTTATAATACTATTAACTTTTTTTTACATTGCTTAGAGAACGAGGAGGCAGATGAAAATGTAGTAAAATGTTTTACGAAGGTTGTAAAAGAAAGGATGGAAAAGAGAAGGTTGAATAGCATTGATGATTATCTGAGGAATATGAATTTGTCTCCAAAGATAGAAAAGGACCTTATTTTATTTGAGAATCCTGACCCAAATGATTCAGAGTCGTTCATGATAGGAATTTAGTGAGATATCATGTCTTTACACCAACGGAAATTTAAAACGCCGGTTTTAAATATTCCGCTGTTGAGGCTTTTCATCCTCGTGTAAATTTTGATTATGTGGATGTCGACGTAACACCACTGACAAGTTTCTTACCTTTTTATTATCATCTTTATTTTTGTTTCTGCATAAATATTTAGGTCTTTCTAATCCATTAATTGCATTATATGCAATCTTAAAAATATTGGAAGAACTATTTTCATCACGATTCCACAAAGTATGGCAGTTCTTACAACTAACAGCTCCGTGGCGAATAATGACGTTATCCTTCCAAGGTTTTGGATTATCACATTTCCTAAAAGTTTCGCAAACTTCTCCGCATTTACTACATCTACAACTTGTCCTAAATTCATCTGCCAAAAATACGTTATATTTGACTCTTCTGAATATTGTTCTTATGCCTTTTCCTTTCGTTGGTTCTTTTCCATAAGACATTCCTTTCTTTTGTTCCCAATCTCCTGCAATAATAACAACATTTTCTGGAGAACCAAATTTATTTTTGAAATTATTTATCATCCGTTGTTCGTTTTTCTTTTTATTTATATATCCATTCAATTTCAGCTTCCTGTAAAGCTTATTTTCGTAAAACTTGAATATTATTGTGTTTACTTCATTTTTCTTTTTGATGTATTTCTTAAATTCTTTAACATCTAATGTTTTTCTGTTAAACTTGGATATCTCTGTTTCCCATTCTATTATTGTTTTACCTTTTATTTTTTCTTGTTTGTTTTCTGTTATGATATTTCTGTATTTTTTAATTTTACATTCTTTTCTTCTTGTATCTTGTGTATATCTAAATTGTGTTCTATCCTTATCTGTTCCATCTACACAATATATTAAATCTCCCGCATTAGGGTCGTATGCTACTATTTTCTTATCCTTCAATACATCATAATTATCCAACTCATCTATATATTTTTCATTATTTGTATTTTTTGATATTGGAATTCTTTTACCGACCATATCTTTCCTTAAGAGAAGTATGGAGGCAGAAACGCCATCAGTTTCTATCATATGATGAAATGTATAATTTGGTTTCTTAAAACATTTACGTTCAGTTCTAAAAAAATATTTCCATAATTTATCTTCATATTTAACTGTATTTCCTTTTGTTAAAAAGAACGTTTTTGGTTTCCCTTGTTTTCCATTAAACAATAAATGAATTATTGTTGTAGTGTCAAGTCTGATATGTTTTGGTTGTACTTCCGTTCGCAGTGGAAATACATTATTTATCTTTTCATTTTGTTTTTCTATTTCTTTCATCATGTGAATCATACATGGATAATAATCTTGTGGATCACATTGAATGTCATAATATAAACTGTCTTTCTTGAACTGTTTGCTTGGAATTATTTTAGTTTTAATTTCATTTATCCATTTATGATAAAAGGCTTTCGATTTATAGTTTTCATCCGACGTATTCAAAATATCATCTTTTATTTTTCGTAGTTCTCTACATAAATTATTGACCCCTTCATCTCTTTCTTTTTTTGTTTTCTTTAATTTTCTTATCTTGTCAATCATTAATTTCTTTTTCCACATAACATTAACATATCTTTCTAAATATTCAACATAATGTAATTTTATGTTATTTTCATACATCGTTATAATATCAATTGTCAAGTAATCAAGAACAGTATTTAGATGTTGATAATCAAGTTTATCAGTCGTTAATTTCTTATAATTTTTATTGTAAAACTTTTTTAGTTCTTCTCTTTGTTTTTTTATCTTTTCAGATGGAGGTCTTCCGTTACCTGCTTCATTTTCACAACATACAGTTTTCAAACAAGAATTTACAAATACTTTATCT